AACTGTAGTAACTTCTGGATCTGCTACTGCATCAAACTTGAATGTTGGAAAGCTAATAGCTGCTAAAAAAGCTATGGATGCTAAAAATGTTCCATTTGATGACAGACACATCATCATCCACGCAAACTCATTATCTGGATTACTAGCTGATGAGAGAGCAATCTCTGGCGATTTCGCTAGTATTAAAGCTCTGGTATCTGGAGAGATCAATACTTTCCTAGGTTTCAGATTTTATGTTCTAGGTGATAGAGATGAAGGTGGATTACCATTGGCAACTAACGACAGAACTTGTTTTGCGTTCCACAAATCAGCTATGGGTATGGCTGAAGGTATGGGGATCAAAACAGAGATCAACTATGTGCCAGAGAAAACTTCTTTCTTGGTGAACAGTATGTTCTCTGCTGGATCAATCGCAATCGATGACGAAGGTATAACTAAAGTAACTTGTCGTGAATAATTTATAGGGGGATATTTATATGGCATACGCATCATCTGGATTGACACCTATAGGTGGTCAATCTAAAGCTGGTAACGCACCACAAATGTGGGCTTACACTTCTGCTGACGCAATCGCTACAGTAAATACTGCTGGATATTTTAATTCAGCTAGTGATTTACTTAAAGTTGGCGACTTGATGTATATTCGTGATAGCAACACACCTACTGCTAGTTTGGTAATAGTATTATCAAACGCATCTGGTGTTGTTGATGTTTCAGATGGTACATCAATTTCAGTTGCAGACGCAGACTAATAGTAATAAGAAGGGGTAGGCCCAATAAAAGGGCCTATCCTTAAAAAGGAATATGAATTGAAAATATGGCAAGTGGCGATACAAATGTAACGATAAGTAACCAAGCTCTAAATTTATTAGGAGCTGATATTATTTCATCATTTAGTGATACAACTAATGATGCTGCTGCTGTATGTAATAACATTTACGAAACAGTTAAAAGACAAACTCTATCAATGTATCAATGGAGCTTTGCATTTACAAAATTACAATTATCACAATCTTCAACATCTCCGATAGGTGAGTGGACTTATCGATATGATTTACCTTCTACTGCTGTAGCCGGACAACCATTCCAAGTTTATAATACAAGTAGCACTTATGCTAAACCTATTAGAACTTTTGAAATTTTTTATACTACTTCTGGCCCAGCTATATTTACAAATGAAAAAACAATTTATATTGATTATATAACAAGTGCAGTAACAGAGGGATTGATGCCTTCTTATTTTGTGCAGCTACTTGTTTATATGATGGCTTGGCATTTAGCCGAACCGGTAACAGATCAAATAAGCAAAGCAGATTATTGGAAGAATGTAGCAATAGGCCCTGTTACTGAAAATGGAAGGGGTGGATATTTTAGACAGGCTTGTAACGCAGACGCAAGAGGAAAGCCTCCATACGAAATTTTAGAATTTCCATTAACAGATGTTAGATAATGAGCAGAGTAGTAGGAATACAATCCAATTTCACAACAGGAGAAGTTGATCCATTACTTCATTCTCGTATTGACATTGAACAATATTACAACGCATTAGCTCAAGCTAGAAATGTTTTAATTCAGCCTCAAGGTGGAGTAACTCGTAGGCCAGGATTACAGTATGTTGGAGAGATACCATCTGCTGCTACTCCTCAAAATGGATGTCGATTAGTTCCTTTTGAATATTCAACAACACAAAGTTATATGCTGTTATTTACGAATAACAGAATGTATATTTATAAAGATAAAGTTCTTCAAACAAATATTAATAGTTCTGGTAATGATTATTTAACTACAACGATTGCTACAGCAAATATTCCAACATTAGATTATACACAATCTGCTGATACTTTAATTATAGTACAAGAAGATATGGCTCCTAAAAAAATAGTAAGAGGAGCTAATCATACATCTTGGACAATTTCTGATATTACTTTTGATCATACACCTAAATATGCTTTTAGCTTATCAACTTCAAATCCAGCTCAAACATTAACTCCAAGTGCTGTTGATGGTAATATTACATTAACTGCTGGTGGATCTGTTTTTGCCTCCGGCAATGTAGGAGATTATGTTGAGGCTAATGATGGACTTGGTAGAGCAAGAATTACAGGATATACTTCTGGAACAGAAGTTGAGGCAGTAGTTGAAATTCCTTTTTTTAATACAAGTGCAATCGCATCTGGTTCCTGGTTTTTAGAAGTAGATTATGTGGCTACCTGGAGTTCAACTTATGGCTACCCAAGATCAGTAACATTCCACGAAGGAAGGTTATGGTTCGGTGGTTCTAAATCAAGACCAAATACTATATGGGGTTCTCGTGTTGGAGATTATTTTGATTTTAATCCTGGAGAAGGATTAGATGATGATAGTATAGAGGCAACACTAGCAACAGATAGTGTTAATGCAATTACCGGTATGTTTTCTGGTAGAGATTTACAAGTGTTCACTAAAGGTGGTGAATTTTTCTTACCCCAATCTGATTTAGATCCAATCACACCATCCAATGTTGTAGTACAAACTGCAACTCGAAGAGGATCTAAAGAAGGTATCAAGCCGGTGGGAGCAGAGAGTGGTACTCTTTTTATCCAAAGATCCGGAAAATCATTGAGAGAATTTTTATTTAGTGATGTAGAGCTCTCGTACATTTCTAACAATATTTCTCTATTGAGCTCTCACCTACTTGTTACTCCTAGTGATATGGCTTTAAGAAAAGCTACATCAACTGATGATGGTGATTTATTATTAATAGTTAATTCATACGATGGATCTCTTGCTACTTATTCTATTTTAAAAGGACAGAATGTAATAGCTCCTTCACTTTGCACAACTGATGGATCTTTTATAAATGTAGCTGTTGATGTTGATGTAGTTTATTTTGTAGTTAAAAGAACAGTTAATAGTGCAACAAAATATTATATAGAATGTTTTAATGATGATTACACTACAGATGCTGCTGTTCAATATACTGTAACAGCCGGTAATCTTCCTGGATCAACATCTGTATCTGGGCTTGGACATTTAGAAGGTAAGACAGTTAAAATTGCTGCTGATGATGCAATGCAAAATGATAAGACAGTTTCTTCTGGAGCAATCACAACTGATAGCACAGCAAGTGTTTTTATGGAGATAGGAATAGATTATACTCCAACTATTCAGACAATGCCTGTCGAATTAAAATTACCAAGTGGTAATATTGTAGCTCAAAAGAAAAGAATAGTAGAAACAACAGCTCAATTATATTTATCGCAAAATATGACAATCAATGGTAGTGATATGCCATTTACTGCTGCAACTTTTTTTACAGGAAAGAGGAGAAGAAAACCTATGTTAGGATTTGATCGAATGGGCCAGATAACAATTTCCCAATCTGCTCCATTATTTTTTACATTATTGGGATTAGAATATAAAGTGAGTGTAGGACAATAATGGCTTGGTGGACAGTAGTAGCAGTAGCATCAAGTGCAATGAAGGCTTATGGCACATATATGCAAGGTATGGCAACTAAAGCCTACTATGATGCTCAAGCAGATATTTCATTATTACAATACAAAGAAAAAAGAATTGAGGCTAAAGAAAAAGGAATTGAGGCTTTAGAATTAACTAACCAAACTTTATCAGCTATTATTGCTAAAGGAGCTGCTGGAGGTATGCTAACTAACGAAGGATCTGTAATGGTCAATCAATTAGTTACATTAAGATCTGGTTCAGAAGATTATGGTTTAGCCGGTATCAACCAGGAGCTTATACAAAATTTAGGTATTGTTGATTTTACCAATCTTAAAACTGCTGGTTCACACGCAAAACAATTTGGAATTATGAATGCTATATTTGGTTTAGGTACAGATATAGGAACAATGGGAATGACCGGAATTTTTGATAACAAAACTACAACAACAACACAATTAAAAGGACATAAAAAAGGTACACCAATTAAATGGCAACCTCCTAAATAATTATGGCAAAAGAAAGAAAAGTATATAGAGGTGGATTAGTAGAAGGAGTATCAATTCCAAATGTTAATACACCACAATTTCAAGTCCAGGCATCTGGATGGCAAAGTCTTAACCAAAGACTAGATGCTATTAATACATTTGCTGTAAAAGGTTTAAATGTTGAGATGGAAGAAAAGGGTAAAAAGTTTGCTGCTGAAAATGCTATCTCTTTAGAACAATTCTTAACTGCAAATCCTACTGATAGAGAAAATTTAGTAGGTGGAAATAAAACAACTACATTTGGAAAAGCTATTAGAGCTACTCATATCAATATGTTGTCTGGAGATATGGCTATTCAAGCTCAATCAGATTTTATGAATTTAAAAATAGAGGCTCATCTTTTACAAACCAAAGGTACTCCAATGTCATTAGATGCGTTTAAACAAAGATTAAATGCTATTGTAGATGGATACTCTGATGCTTTATTACCTTTAGATGCAGATGCAGCAATAGCAGCTAATGCAAAACTAGCCACTACTGCCAACTCTTATTATAGCTCTTATTCAGATAGTTTAGTTAAAGATCATAAGAAGAAAAAGAATGCTGTTACTGTTTCTTATGGTAGTGATCAAATTACTAGAATATCAGATATTGTTAATTTAGGTACAGAGATTGAAATTGTTGTTGGAGATAAGACAGTTAAAATTCCTTTAGATCAATATCTATTAGCAGAAAAAATTAGAATAAGACAAGAGATGATTGATGCTGGTGCATCTGCTGATCAAATAACTACTTGGGAAAATAATTGGGATGCAGAAGTTCTACAACAAAAAAAGAATTGGTTATTCTCACAATATGTAGATACAGAAGATAATTATAATGCTGGTGTTGCTCATCAAAATTTAATCTGGGAAGAAGTTAGAAAAGGAACATTTAGAATTATTCCTAAAAAAGAGGATTATCCAGAAGGAGCTGATCAAGAAACTATTACTGAAATAGATAAGAAAAATGCTCTTGCTGCTAAAAAAGCAGATGCTTTATCTGCGAAGTACCAAGCTATGTATGAAAGTTTAGATGAAGATGAACAAAGAGAATTTAGAGATAAAGTAAATACCTGGGCTAATAAAGGTATTAAGATAGAAGAAGATAAAGAAAAATCTCTTACAATAGATAAGAAATCAACCCTTGAAGATTTAGAAGTTAAATACACTAAAGCTCTGATTGCTAATGATTATAAAGCTGCTGAAAAAATTGTAGCTGAAATGGAAGATATAGATAAATCAACATACATTGAATATGCTGGTATGTTAAAAGAAGATAAAAAAACAGGAGAGTTTAATGATACAAAAGTTGAGGCTCAATTATATGAAGATTTATCAACTCTTGAAAATTTAGATTTAGGATATGAAGGCTCTATACTAAGAACA